CGTAGGTCCTGTAACAGTTGAAGCTGCACCTGTTGCTCCAGTTGGACCCGTAGGTCCTGTAACAGTTGAAGCAGCACCTGTGGCTCCAGTTGGACCTGTAGGTCCTGTAACAGTTGAAGCTGCACCTGTTGCTCCAGTTGGACCTGTAGGTCCTGTAACAGTTGAAGCAGCACCTGTTGCTCCAGTTGGACCCGTAGGTCCTGTAACCGTACTTGCCGCTCCCGTTGCACCTGTTGGACCTGTAGGTCCTGTTGCGCCAGCAGTTCCAGTTGCACCCGTAGGTCCTGTAGGTCCTTGAATGCCTTGAATTCCTTGAATGCCTTGCGGTCCTGTTGCACCAACGGCTCCTGTTGCACCTGTAGCACCTGTAGGTCCAGTTGCACCCGTTGCTCCGGCTGATCCTGTTGCACCTGTAGGTCCAGTTGCACCAACTGCGCCCGCAGCTCCAGTAGCGCCTGTAGGTCCTGTTGCACCTGCCGCACCTGCTGCACCTGTGGCACCTGTAGGACCAGTTACGGTTGAAGCTGCACCTGTAGGTCCTGTTGCACCTGTGGCTCCAGTTGGACCTGTTGGACCCACACCGCCTGATTGCGCAAATGTGATGTTATCTGTGCCGATAATGATGTAACCATTGGTGCCAGTGCCAGTATTATTTTGAATCCAGTTAGTAGCACCATTGACAGTTCCATTAACCACAAAAAGAAAATCGCCATACTCGACTTGACCTGCAACTGAGTTGTTAAAATCTGTTGCACGAGTTAAAACATAGGGAGTTATGAAAGAACCAACGGTGCTTACATAATAAATACCATTTTGAGTTTGTGTTGTTTGATTCTTAACCAATAAACGATCATTGACTGCAAGAGAAAAACCATCAATTGAAATTGCACCATTAGATGTTGCAGTAAGTTTTGCACCAATACCATAACCGCCACCTGCATCGGCAGTTCCTGCAGTATATGTTGTTGCAAGATTTGCAGTTGTCGCAGAGTGAGCAGATGAATGTGCATTTACAGATGAAATCGGACCTGTCGGTCCTGTTGCACCTGTAGGTCCAGTTGCACCTGTAGGTCCTGTTGCGCCTTGTGATGCTGCCGCACCTGTAGGTCCTGTTGCACCTGTCGGTCCTGTTGCACCTGTATTTCCAGTAGCACCTGTAGGACCAGTAACAGTTGAAGCTGCTCCTGTAGGTCCTGTAGGTCCTGTTGAACCTTGAGAACCTGTAGCACCTGTAGGTCCTGTTGCACCTTGAATACCCTGGATGCCTTGAATACCTTGAATACCTTGTGGACCTGTTGGACCTATTGCACCTGCTGATCCTGTTGCACCTGTAGGTCCAGTTGCACCTGTATTTCCAGTAGCACCTGTAGGACCTGTAACAGTTGAAGCTGCACCTGTAGGTCCAGTAGCACCCGTCGGTCCTGTGGGTCCTGTTGTTAAAGAGATTGTGGCAATAGTTGTATCAACTGCATCAAGGCGAGCCTTAACCGATGCTTTTGATCCCTTTGGATTAGTCCCAAGTTCGCCTTCAATAGCCTCAATCGCATCATTTGTATTTGCGTGTTGAGTCGCGTGGGGAACTGTTGCTGAATCTAAATAATCTGTCGCAGTTGGATTGCTAAAATTATCAATTCCGCCGGGATAATTAGTTGCCACGGTTTCTCCTTAGTAATTAAGAGGGTGTAAGGGTTGAATATCAGGGGGGTAATATCCAACCCTTACACTTTAAGAGTTTTGGATGTGAAAAGGCTTGTGATGTCTATCATCAAGCCAAAATTCTTTACGATGAGGCAAAATTGCACCTGTGTGGGCGTGAATCTTGTAACCCATTGAACGAATTTTACGAGAAAATAATAAATCTTCGCTAAACCAACGACCACCAATAGCACCATCAATAAACCAAGCCCAATCGGGTCCTTGATTTGCGGTTGCTTCGATTCTCATTTGTTCTAATAATGAACGATGAATAAGCAAACAACCAGTTCCGGCTGCTGCAATTTCAACAATTGAATCATCTGGATAGTTATCCCAAGGCATTGGACCGTTATCAGTGTCTTGATAAATAACAGGCACTGGGCGTAATTCATCTTTATCAGTCCAAAATGCAGCAAAAATAAGGGCTGAAACTATGGGTCTTTCGGTTGAATTCGCTGCATTTATGAGCTTATCAAAGGCTTCAACTGACAAGATTTGATCTGTATCCATCATTAAAAGCCATTGTGCATTAGTTTCATCAAGAAAATTCTTAACAATTACATTGCGTGAGCGAGTTAAAAGCGAGATATTGCCAATGCCAACAATAGAATCAATGCGATCTAATCGCTTTCGATTGATTTCAACTAGATTTGTTGCAAATTCTGTGTTTACCGTTCCTGAATGTGGAAATGCAATGCAAATTTTATCTTTTAGCTTCATCGTGTCTCCACATCAAGACCGAGCGCCGTTGTTTCCACTTGTCGTTCTTCAAGGGCTTCAATCAACCCATCAAGTGTTTGAAATTGTTTTCTATTTGCTAAATCACGAGCAACTTTTAACCCGTCAAGATAACTAAGCATTAAAACTCCCCCTAAATAATTGTGTCAAAGACACCTGCCCCAATTAAGAGGCAGGTGTCTCCAACATTACAGACTAGAAGCCTGAAGGTGCGACTGTACCAGTACCACTTATAGCACTGACTGCCTTCGCGTAACGATGAGCTAGTGCCATATATCCGTAAACTTGGAAGCGAACTGTTAGGTTTGCTGACAAGACATCTGGAAGAACACGAGTCTTAACGCCTGATTCAAATAGGTATGAATCTGAGAACTTACCAACAAGAATAGGAGACTGATTTGTGGCAGCTCCGTATGTCTTTGGAAGTGTTGCATCAACATAAACAGGTACTCCGTGGATTGTTCCAACGAGTCCTGCTGGCGCTCCCGGAGCAGTAACTACACCGTTTGCATTGAATGGACCTGCGCCGACAGGCACGATGATTGGACGTGAATTTCCATCTGTGCTTGAAGCGAACCAGTACCACATTGATGGGTGCATAACAATTGCTTCAACTGCCTGGTAGCGGTTTGTTACAACCTTGCTAATGGCCTTTGAGATTGCTTGCAATCCGTTTACTGCAGTTGGTGTTGTTTCAGTCCAAGTTGTTGGGATACCGTTTGTAGTATCTGCACCAAGGTTAATGAAACCCTTGAGTGTTCCTGAAGTTCCATCGCCGTTACCTGTAACTGCGGTGTTAAGTGCAAGTGCGTAATCCTTCATCAAATCACCGAATACTAGACGATCAAGACCGCCTGCAAGTGGTGATTGTTCCACTAATTGAATGGACACATTTTCATATCCAGAGATAGTCCGGACTGGTGCCGTGACCGTACTAGTGACCATATCGCGTGTGTTTGTAGCAGAGTTATCAGATGACTGGAACGCAACCTGTGTACCTGTAGTAACTGCCGGGATATTTATACTGTCGGTTCCTAATGGGAGTGCCATCGTTGTCGCTAAATCTGCGGTCACCCTTGCAGCTCTTGCGAATTCAGCATACTCATTGATTAGGTAAATTGGCGGCACAAAATCGCCGCCGGCTGTGTCTGTGCGTGAGATGTCGCGTGTTTCAACTGCAACTTCGCTCTGATGGCGGTTTAGGCGCTCCCAAGATGTTGCATCGTTGCGCATTGTTGCGTTAATCATATCGCGAACGAATGAGTTGCGACCATCTTTGTCGTATGTCATTGCTTCGCGTGTAACAGTTGTTCCACCAACGAATGGCTTTACACCTGATTCTTTGCGTGATTCAGCAATTGCTGCTGAACGTGCTTCTACTGCTTCTGACTTTGCAATGCGCTCATCGAGTGCTGCAATTTCATCGTGCTTTGCGGAGACAGTATCTAGGATTTCAGTTGTTACATCGCCTGCAAGCAGAGTATCTGCTTCGACTGCAACTGCATCCCGCTGCTCCTTGAGCTTTGATGTCAAAGACATTTATTTCTCTTTTCTTTTGGAGTGGGTTTGTGTAAAACCGCCGGGGCAGGATGCGCCGGGGGCAAATTTAATGTGCTACTTGCGCAGTTTGCGCTGAGCATTTTTCAAAATGAGCAACTTCTTGCGCAATTCTAAATCTTCGTTTTCTTCTTCTGCACTACGCATACCGACAGTTGTTGAGTCATATGCTGGCAATGTGACTACTGAAACCTCATACAAATGCAAATCTGTAAGTGTGCGCAGTCCTTCTTCACGAATTTCCCCACCTGGCTCAACTGTAAAAGCAAATGACATCTTGTCCACATCGCCACGGCGAAGGGCAGATGCTAGTTCTTGAGCGCGTGGATTACTTGGATCAAGTTGTGCATCCATACGCAGACCTGTTGCATCTTCGCTCAGTGAAAGTGTGCCTGACTTGGTTGAAGCAAGCGGTAACTGCTCCATATCGTGATTGATAAGCAAGAACACTGGATTATCGGTAGCAAGAGTGCGTTTGAAGGCACCTGGAGCAATAACTTCGCGGAAATTCAATCCTGTAGCCTCTGAATTAAAGGTTGCAGCATATCCACCGATGCGTAATGTGCCATCTGTTGTATCCATTGTGCGTACTTCGGCAGTCATTGTAATGCGCTCTGCGGTTGCAAGTGCTTTACGCGCTTCAACTAATTCGTTATCTGCAGACTTCATTTCCATATCGGCTCCTTCTTCTGCCACTTCTTCAGGGCTTTCGGTTGTCAAATCTGTTGGTACAACTTCCATTCCAAGTGAGGATGAGAGCTGCCAGCGCCACATTTGATGTTTATCTAGGCGCTCGGCTAGGAAATTTGCAATACCTTGCTCGTTATATTCAGTTGCGCATTCAAAAGCATCTGCAATTCCACGGATAACAACATCGTTAGCACCAAGCAAGTCAATTGCTAAAGTGCGAGCATCTGTTGATAAGTCACCATCTGAAAGTGTGCGCAGTTCCATAAACTGTGTGAATTGGAATGGAGCCTGAACACCAATCTTGCGGATGTTTTCAGCAAGTGGATCAATGGAGCCATAAACATCTTCATAAATTGCATTAAACAATGCGTGATACTCAGCAAAGTCTGTTCCGATTACATTCCAATGAGCGCCGTGAGCGCGAAAGTAGAAGGTAATTGTGTCGGCGAGAAGCTCATTGAGTTCTTCACTAAGGTCGGGAGTTCCCTCGGTTATTGCCATTGCATCCTCCTCGGATGTAGTAACGACAGATGCACGTTTAGCAACCTTGTCGCAGATGTTGAATGCCCACATTCGACCATTACTAGCAGGCCAACTATCACGGATAGTTGCAACCTGCTCTAATGTCAAGGGCTTATTGTTACGGATTTCTTCTGCTACAGGTAGCAAAATCTTTTCAGCTTCTACTAAAACAGTTGGTGGAACACGATATGTCTCAGCCATTATTCAATAACTCCCATCAATGGGATTGAAGTATCTGAATCAACGCCCAAAGAAGAAACATCGCCACCGGCGGTGACTGTTCCTGCAAGTGCCTGATTAAATACATCTCCACCATCATAAGGTTCTAAGCCTTCAATTTGACGAACTTCATTTGGTGTGCGAGCGCCAATCTGAACATTCAACATATTGACTTTAGCTCGTGTCAAAGCATCAGTGCGAAGCAATGATGATGTATCAAAGGCGATGTCGGTGCCATCAGGTAGAACTCTTGACAAACCAATTTCAACTCGACGAATCCAAGGTGTAATTGTGTGAGTCAAGAAATTTAATGATGCTTGTTCAACATTCTGATAGGTCTGTGTGTCTCCACCTGAAGCAAGAATGAGGTGAGCGGGAATACGAAACACGCGGGCAATATCTCTAATAAGTTGCTCACGAGTTTCAATCATCTGTTGGTCGGCAGCCGATGTTGTAATTGGCTTCCATTTAAGTCCATCGGATAGAACTGCAGGACGGCGATGGCGCTTGTGAGTTGCTTCCCAAGTATTGCGAATAATTTGAGCCTGCTCATTAGTAAGTTTCTGATCAGTCTCAAGAATAGACGAAGGAGTTGCACCTTCTGCATAGAACTGCCCTAAGTGACGGTCCATTGCCATTGCAAGACCGATAAGATTACGAGATTGAATCAAAGGTGAAACACCAACAAGTGATTGTGGCGGTGTAAACCAACGCATATGAATCAAATCTTCGGCAGGAATCTCATTACCAAGGTGCAAATACTTGCGCCCTGTCTGATCACCTGTAGGCAATACTTGCATTTGATAGACGTGCAATGGTACTAAACCAATTATTTCACCCTTTTTATCACGGTCAAGGTGAACATAAGCATTGCCGTGCAAAGCCATTGAAGCAACAATTTGATGCACTAATTCGTATTCATTAGAGTCAATGTCGGGTTGCTTAAGGATATATGGCAAATCTGTTGCTACTCGCTTGCCATTTTCAATTTTGAAAGTGCGAAGTGGCATTGATGCTACTGAATCTGCAAGCAATGAAATTGCGCTAATGACTGCAGAGATACCAAAGGCACTCCATTCATCAATGCGTTCTCCTGCTGCAGATGTAATGTTGGTTTGTCCATAAAGTTGAGACAAAGGTGCAACGTAGTTGTTGTATTGAGGGTAGCGACCTGTTAGGCCACGTTTAATGATGCTCATTCAGCCGCCAAATAGGAGCCAGCAATTACTAACAAGCCAGCAACGATAAGGGAGATGCCCCAACTGAAAACAATTCCAACACCAACAGAAATTAAAGCTGCGCCTATCATTTCTGCAACGGTTGTGATTTTCTCACGCATTAGGTTCCTCCATATTCCAAGGGTCAAAGATTGCGGGTAAGTACCCACCTTGAGATTGCCACCAAGCAGCTCTCTCTAAAGCCATTACTGCAGACACCGCCAAGTCAATACGGCGGGTTGAACCTCGCTTCTCTTTTGCTAAGCGAGAACCTCGTTGATCTACACGAAGGGTTGCATTCCCAACGTGCCTTGCCATTTTTACATCACCATCGTGAGTGATACTGCGGTTCACAACTGCTTCATAAAAGCGAGTTGTTGCAGGTGTCATACGAGATGCAGTTTGTGGGAATGTAACAACTGGCAAACCTTCTTCTTCTAACACCTGAAAAGTTCTAGCCCATCGGTATGGGTCGCAAGCAATTTCCATTACTTCGTATTTCTTGCAAGCATTGCGCAAGGCATCTTCAACATCCATCACTGGCACTTGCCAATCGGCTCCTGCTTCGTCAGGTTTTTCCCATACTGCCAACGGCATAATATGAGGAACTTCATCAATTGATACTGCCACAATAGCCGTGCAGTCACCATTGAAAGAACCGTCAAAGCCAATCACAACTTTAGTGCCTTCTTCAATTTCTTTTTCATCGGCGATTGAATCCCAAGCACCGTGAGGTAGCCAGGCATCGGATGTAGATGTCCAAACATTAAGACGTTTGGTTTTGAATTCTGCTTCGGGTGTTCTTAATACTGCAGATGCAAAATCATCGGCTGAGCAAATATCACCAAAGCCGGGATTTGCAGATTCCCAAGTGGTTGGCAATCTAAAATCATCTTCGGGATTTGCTTCCCACCAAGAAAAGAAAAACGAAGGATCATCAACTTCCCCCGATGTAACTCGTTTGCCGTATTCATAGAGTGAATAGCAAATTGAATCTTTGCCACTGACATCTGTTTTAACACCGGCAGTTGTAATTGCCACCATAAGAGGTTCAGTTCTTGCACCCATTGCAAGTGACATAACATCAAAGAGTTCACGATTAGGTTGCGCGTGTAACTCATCCATTGCAACGAAAGTAGGAGAAAGACCTTCCTTGGTAAATGCTTCGGCAGAGAGCGCCCGATAGACCGAACCGGTCTTTGGGTTATAGATTGCATCTCGATATACATCAAGCAACTCTGATAGTTCAGGCTGCATCTCTACCATTCGTTTGGCAGTGCCGAACACAATTTTTGCTTGTTCTTTTTCGGCTGCACACGAATATGTTTCCCCGCCTTGTGGTCCTAGCACTAAATGTTCAAGAGCAAGTGCAGACAACCAAGCAGATTTTCCTTGCTTGCGGGGCAGGCCGATAAGAGCAACTTTATGTTTTAACTTGCCATCGGCTTTGACTGCAAACAAATTCTTTGTTAATTCTTTTTGCCAATCACGAAAGACTAAAGGCTCGCCAGCATTTCCTGCAACGGAATCTTTTGTAATCTTGCAAAGAGCTTCGGCAAAATCAATTGTATTCTCGCCACGACTTCGTTTGTAATCGGCTGCTGAAACTTCGCTCAGATAGCGCGGAGGCCATCCTTTAATTTCTTTCTTTCCCCCGTTTGCCATTGTTACCTGTTCTGTCGTTTAGCAAGCAATTGATCAAGTGCGCTGACACGTTTTACTTCAGCAACACCTAACTTGGAACGCGATACAGGGTCAAAGCCAAGAGCTGAGAGTGAGTCGGTGTAAGACTTATTGATTTGCACTAAAGCGCGAAGGTCGGCGGCTTCAAGAGTGGCGTGGTATTTGGCGCGGGCAGTTGCCAATGTATCCGCAAGGCGAGCTGCGTTCTCAATCGCGTTGCGATCTGACGAAGGCGAGAGCCAAGTAATCGCCGCATCCCAAGCGCGATTCCATAATTCAGTGCCATTCTCACCAAGATTGGCAGGTGGCGCAGGTGTCTCGTGCGCCATCGGTAACACGCTAACAATTGAAAGTTCAGGAAGTTTTCTTTTTCCGGGATTACCCGTTGCTCTTTTAATTTCAATTGGCTTTGGAGGTCTGCCCGCAGTCATTGGGTTCTCCTTTCGCGCATAAGTTATCCACAGGGTCCGAACTTGTAATTTCGCGACTGTTTGTAAAGTGAGGGGGTGAGGGGTCTATGTGTGTGCGTACAGAAAAACGACCTACCACCACCCCTATGGTTATTTATTTTGTTTTTTGCTATTGCACGAGCGACAACACGCTGCTAAGTTGCTTGGCTGCAATCGCAGGTCATAGTTATCTTTGAAAGGAACGATGTGATCAACCGTTGCATCTAATCCATCTAACTTCTTGTTGCATAAGTAACAGACCCAACCATCGCGATCAAGCACGAGCCTTCTAATCTTTTGCCAAGAATAGTCGTAGCCTCTTTGCTGACTTGATTTCTTTTCAGGTCTTGGGTTATTTAATAAAATCATTTCACTACATCGTGAGCATCGTGATGTCCGTGATGGTGTTCCACATTCTAAGCAAGGTTTACGCAATACCATCTGTCGCTACCAAATATTCAATAGCCATTGAGAGCAGCGTTGTATCATCCTTGAAGTATCCAAGCCCAACATTGCAGTATGTGCATAACAATCCCCTGACTTGCAATGTTTCGTGGTTATGATCAACGCTCAGTTCTTTATTCAATTCACTTGCATCAATGCCGCAAATAGCACACGCATTGTTTTGTTGCTCTAATAATCTTTCATAAACTTCTTTTGGTAAATGTGATGCTGCTCGGTGAAATTGTCTGCACTCAATGCAAGTAGTTCTTTTTTGATTGCTGGTTCTTTTATCTTTGTGAAATGAACTATAAGGTTTTTCTATTTTGCATTTTTTACAAACTTGCGTATTACTCGTCATCGTTCTCTAAAGAATTTTCATATTGTTCAATGCTGACAAAGTATTTATTGTAAGCCTCAAGGGTTGATGCAGTTGCTCTTGTTAATAGAGTTTCAATTGCATCAAATGATAATTGTTGATCAGTCATTACTTCTGTTGAAACTTCACCAATACTAACTGCAATGTTTATCATTTAGTTAGTTCCAATCTGCTATCAAGTAAATCGTCAATAAATTTATCAACGATGTGTTTCTTGCTATCTATTGATTGTTGGCGTGTGAGGATGGCGTGGGCTAATGCCTCATCAATTTCCTCGATAGTTTCAATGTCGCTATTCATATCCTTTGTCCATATACGAAAGAAGCCCTTAACCGTGATTGGCAAGGGCTTTATGAGATAGCGATATCTGTTACACGAAAGTGTAGCACACACGATTGCAATTGGTTGTCAAGTTTTACCTTGCTTTAATAATGTCCGCCAAGTTGTAGAGATTGCCACGACGTTCAATGTTGGCAACCTTAATAATGTTATAGACCTGACGTGGCTTAATATTGAGCCAAAGTGAAATTGCCTCCACATCAAGATAAAACTTCTTTTCAGGATTGTTAATAGCCAAAGTCACAAGTCGGATAATGCTCCACGATTGTTTGCAACCAAAACAAGTGATTTCTTCACTTAAGCCATATTCGGCTAATCGGTGGGCATCAACAACAACCATTTGCTTACAGTCATCGGTTGGACAGGGGATGCGCCGTGGTTGCTCAACAAATTGCTTACACGCTGCAATCCCTTTTGCATATAACTGTGCTACTTCATCGGCAAAGTCTTTTGCCCACTCCTGATCTAATATCCAATCAAGGTGAGCTAAATGAAACTTGCAACTAGCCTCAACTTCTAACTCTGTCGTTTTCTTTTTCTCCACCAGCGCCGGCGGTGTCAAATGCCGCCCTTGACGGATAAGAATCTCCCATCCGTGCAATATAGCCAGCAGCTCAGTTGCCATTGAAAAGTCAAGGGCTGAGACATTGATACCAATCGAGCGTTCGGCGCTGACTGAGCCATTGCCACCTCTACCTGGGGCAAGATATTCGGCTGCACTTACCTGCAAATCAGGCAGTTGGCTCAGATGTAAGACAATCTTAGAACGACACCTATAACACACACCTTCGAGCTTATGTGGCTTATCGCAAATGGAACAGTTCAAAATGGCACTTCCTCACTTGTAATCAATTGGCTCTTTGCCCGATTCCAATAGTCAGGCGCCTGCTCACTAAAAATGGTCATTGGGTAACACTCGTGTAAGGCTAGGACAATGGGGTTGGCGGCATTGATGCGGGCGCCCATTCTTGGGGTTGCTTCAAATGAGATTGAGGTTCGATGGATTTGATAGGTGCGACCACCTGTGAGCATCCTGATAATCTCATCTTTAAGGTTGAGTCGGCCTGTATCAAGTTTGATGGGAATGCCTGAACTGCTCAATCCATCCCATACAAGATTTCCGCAGCTTCGGCAATCAATGGCTTGAAAGTGGAATGAGGTCATTTGATAGTCTCCTCTGTACCGAGAATGTGGGTGTACCTACTTCCGTATATATACATATACGGAACGGTACGCACACCGCACACGCTCATTTCTGCCTGTGTTCCCTTTTTGAAAAGGTACACAAAAGGTACGGTACGGAACACCTCAGTTAGCCTTCAACTGGGTGATTTCGGCATCTAAAAGGTTGAAATGTGCTTTGCCCATATCGGTGGCATACAAGATAAATGAACGGTCATTGCCTTTATTCTCAATCCAACCGCCAGTAAGTAAATCGGCAATGCGATCACCAATGGCATCTTTTGACCCGGTAATGCCTTCTTGAATTAACCGACGGGTGGCACCGGGATGATTGTTGATAAATTCGACAATTTCCTTTGATTTCTTAAACTCTTTATTGGCCTCAATTTCTTCTTCAATGGCTGGTACGCAAATAACATATTTCATCACATTTGAGGTTGAGTCAATTTCGATAACTGCAGCTTCTTGAGTTCTATCTGATTTGCGCCACATACCCGCTTTACGCCGAACTGAACCTGGACGGTCTTTAGTTACTCTTACTGTCAGCGCACCCGCACCGCCAGGGGCAAGGTTACGAAGTGGCTCAATCAGATAAGCAGCTCCGTCAATGGTCGCTAACTTTGCCTGACCGCCGATGGCAAAGCGCCCGCGAGTCTCAGCGTTCTTGGTGATGTGATCTACAAGGACAACGGCAGCACCCGACTTTGCCAACGCTCTAGGAAACTCACGCATCCATTGGGTAATGTCATCATTTTCTTTAGTCTGCTTTTCCCACATTGTCAAGGCTTCGGTTACACCGTCAATGATGATTAAGGTGGCATTTCCTTCTTCAAGCAAAGATAGCCAAGCAGGGTCATCTAGTAAGTTACGGCGCTCAGGTCGTATATATTTGAAATAGGCCATTGCTTCGGGCTTAGTTACGCCAAGAATTTTTAGGCGATTGGCTATATCTAAGGGATCAGATTCAAAATCAATATAGACAACCTTTTCATAGCTTTTGAGGACTTCAGCGCAAGCAATCTGTGCCAGCCACGATTTACCTGATTCAGATTCACCATAAAATGAATGAACCTTGCCTGGGTATAGTAATCCTGCGCCATCTGTTCGCCTTAATAGGGTTGCCTCTTGAAGTGTAAATAAGCCATCAAAATAACCATCAAGGTTGATTGGCTCCCAACTTGTCAGAAACTCGCTTAAATCGGCTTCAGTGCCATCTACGGGGTATTCCTGTAATTGTTTTGGCATTAGATTTTTTGATGCTATAAGCGAATTGAGGCTAGATTGCCCGTAGCCTTGATTTCTCAATGTGTTGGCAGCAATTCTAAAATCACCATTGTGCTTGAGATGAACATAGGCACCGAAGCGGTCATAAGAGCGTTCGGCATCAAAGGCGGTAGATGTAGAAAATACCCGCAGTTTGTCAGTGCCTCCAAAGTTAGTTGTTGCAGATATGCCAACGGTTTTACCTGGACGGCGCCAAGCGGTTTTTTCACCTTGAGTATAAACCTTACTCCAACCAAGTGGCTCTAATATCTGCTCCCAAGTTGTGCGGGCGTTGTAATCATCGCCTGGCGTTAATGTGCCATCTCGTTTAGTAGCCACATCTTGTTGGATTGCCTCAACCTTTGGCATCTCATCAAACATCTCAAATATCGTATGTAGTGCAGCTCGTTGAGCCATAGTAATAATTGGGATTGTTTCAATGGAGCCACCGATAAGTTTCCATTCACCTCCGCTTGGGTGGGTGGCACCGGCAGATGGGGCGCAGATAGTAAAGCCACCTTCTGATCTAGTCTCTGCCCATACATCTACGCCACCATTTTCACCTGGCTTGCGAGCTAATTTGCTGTTGCCAGGTAATGTGCCATCAGAAACTTTGTAGAGCCAATGCAGACCGCCACTAGGAGTAATCTCGACATAGCCTGAGTTGAGTAATTGCCACAAATCCCCAAGACCTGAACTTTGTGCAATCTCTGCAATCTCTAAGTGCATCTTGGCGGCAACGGCGCGACCTTCAAGTTCTAACATCTCTAAGTTGCCCGAGATGGCACCGCAGATGACACCTACACCGTCAGGCTTATTGCTAAACCATTGCAATAACTCATCGGGTGTCGGTTGGCGCTTTTGAAACTCCACCCACGATGACAGACCTGGGCGCTTGCTTCCATCGCCAGCGACAGGCACGGCCACGATGCCTTGTGAGGCAAAGCGTAAGGCGGTTGTGAGTGTGTCAGTCATTGGCCTCTCGCAATCTTTGCCGCTTGTATTTGCATACCAATGGCATTATCTAATGATGCTTCAATTTTGATTGCTTCAATCTTTACTGCTATTTGCTCACGCAATTCTTTTAACTGAATTTCTACTGTTCTTTCCATCTGTTCCCCCTTTATGGTAATGAAATTCTAAATGCGTGTTTTGTGTGAATCATCGTGACAATCTTTGAAACATTTGTGTTGTTCTCAAAATCAGTAGTCTGAGGCAGGTGCATAGTAATCCATTCGGGCTTCAAATGAATCAAATCAAAGAAATAGATATTCTCAGGTGTTGAGCAGACATACCAAGGCGATAATCCTAACTCCTGCCCCATCGTCATCATTGCATCGTATTTGGCTTGCTCTAGTATCAGCTCGTCATAATGTGTGCGCCGGCATTTGAGTTCAAAATAAGCATTAGTGGCAAGTGATACACAATCCCACTTAGAATAAGGATGCGGGCTTGGAATTAGATCAGGCATTATTGTTGCCTTGAGATACATAAACAGAGTCTCTTCTGTCAATTGTTTTCCTTTGGATAAGGCTCTTGTTGCCATATACAAACAATTTTTTTATCAAGCAAATATAAATAACGATGCTTGCGCGATCTAGGTATCCATTTACCTTCAAATCCTTTAGATTTTCCTCTTGTTAATTTATGACCATCTGCAAATATAAAATCATTTTTTTGAGGAGATAAACCGTGATAAGTAAAATTTGCAGCTTGATAAACCGCACCTATGTGACGAGATGAATCTGCATAACTTATGACGGCTTTTATGTTCAATCGTTTTAACTCACGCAAAGAACGTGCTATTAAATATGAACCATAGTTTGCACCGTTCAAAAATGGATTAAGCACTAATCGGCTCATTTCTAAAAATTCAGGATAATTGCCTCTTGGTAATCCAAAAGCTGAAGTTGCAGAATTAGGAACCGACAAAGGCGAATAAACAACTGCACCTTGTAATTCATTTTCAATATAAAGCCCAAAAGAATACTGACCAATAAAACGTTTCGCGCCTAAATAATGAAAAGATTTTACCAAATCATATGCTTCACGGTATTTAATGCGTTGAACATTTTGGAGCGATGAAGTCGGAATTGAACCGCTATCTGATAGCTGGAACGCCATCTGTGTTGCCATTACACCATCATCGCATATCTTGTTAATCATAACACTCACTTACTGCCACCCCAACCCTCACCTTTGAAGATGGAAAGAATGGGAGTGTAGATGCGAATCAACGGTTTTTCGCAATCCTCGCAATAAGGCAAATCTCTGCTATCCATTGGCAAGTTCAGCTCGAATGTCTGAGCGCATTGCTCGCATTTGTAATCATAGTTCGGCAAAACTTCCCCCTTAGTAATTATCTAACTTGTGACATTGGTGGAATCGAACCACCGCACCGTCCCCCGTGCGCAAACCTGCAATGTCTCCTCTTTCCCGGTGGAAAGGTTAAGCCCCGGGGAAGTTTTTATTTAACTTGACTTGCTCCTAATTGTGCAAGCAAAGCTGCAACTTCGGGAGTAATACCCGCAGCCGCCACTGGCGCTGCCGCAGGCGGTACAACTGCACCGATATAGGCATTTGCCTTGGCAACTGCTACCGCATCCCCTGTTGCATCGAGCAGAATCCAAGGTGCGGATTTGCCAGGCTTGGCAACGCCTTGGCCTATGCGGGCTAGAACTTTGTGTCCAACTTTGGACTTTAATGAATTCTTGAGTGCAACATTGAAAAACAACACATTGTTGTGTTCAGTATTATCATCAAGATTAACGATGTTCACTTCGATTGCATCTGCATCGCCGTGGACGGTTGTTATGCCTGTCTTGTATTCAACAGGTTCGATAATGAGCAACTTGCCGTTAAGGTCTGCGACTTTAACTGACTCAGTTGCCGTGCTTGGTGCTTCGAATGCCATTTGGCATCCCCCATTTCTTTTTTGGTTTGGGTGTTGCTTTAGTTTGTTGGTGTATCCAACTCTGTGGGCGGTGTCATTTCCGCTAGTTCTTTGGCAATATCATTGATTGTTTTGGCAGGCATACCACAGGCGCAACCATCTCGCTCACACATCATTTTGTATCTCCCGCACAAGCCTTTGATGGATCATCTGAAAATGGTCTAAAGTATGGACAGTAATTACACAGGCGTGACGGCGCCGTTGGAATCATCGCCCACATATCAGGGTTTGCCTCAACATCTACTGTTGAAAGCAATGTGTAAATAGAATCAAGGCGAGAAAGAGCATCGAGTGCAATTTGCTCATCGTATGGATGCAGCTCCACATACATATCGGTAATTTGACCGCCTGTTGGTAGATAGACAAGGCCAACGAAATTTACAGTTGCACCTTGTTGTGCTTTGCCATAGGCATAAAGCATTGTCTGAATAATGTTTTGATCTGTGGCACCTTCACGCTTTCGCACCTGTAGGTTTGATGGTGTAGTGGTTTTCCAATCTAGGACGGCTCCTAGTTCTTTGTCAAAGAGGTCAATGGTGCCTGATAGGTTGGCACGAATCTTTACCTTTTCTTCAACTTCATAACGCTCAGGCATCTTGCTAAAAATCTTTTCAAGATGTGAGTGAATTGCAGTTCCAACTTGAGATGCCCAGTTACCATTAGAACCTTCATTTACCTTATCCCACGCCAGCAGCTTGTAAGCCAATTTGCGCGTACATTTTTCGCCAACTTCACTAGGTCCAATATAAACCTGTTGTGAACGTGGCGCATAAATGCCAGCATCGGTAATAATCTTGGCTAAATCTTTTCCAAGATTTTCTGCTGGCGTGGTCAAAGGTGTAAATGTCATTGGTTAGTCATCCTCATTTACAAGCGTGAATCTGCGAGAGATAGATGTTACCTCAAGTGCTTCGATTACTTGCGCGGGCAAGATTTCTCTTGCTCGCTTGGTGTCAAATCGTTTAGATTCAACGTGTGTCCAACGAACAACAGGGCGATTGAGAAACATTCCAGTTTGGCAATCACCAAGGGCTTGCTCAAGATGCGCTCTAGCAACATCGGCAACCTCCTGCAATTCTTTTATCTTAGCCAGAGCTGATTTATATTGCTCCAACCAAGCGGCAGTATTGACATCAAAATCAATAACGCCCTTCTCGATTTCTACACTCATTCCGTTCCCCCTTAGTAATATGAGTGAGTTTTCCAAAACGACCAGGCGGCACACGGTCCACCTGATCCATACTTGCGCCCAATATATGCAAGTGCTGCTACGGTCTGAGCCACAGTAGATTTACTGCGTTTCATACCGAGATTGCGATAGGTACTATTCAACAATTGCCCAACACCTCGGGCATCACTTGTTGGATTTTTGTAATCCTTCCAATGACTTTCTCTGACCATAATGGCATCAAAGCATTTGAAGTCTTTAATTGTCAGCAGCTCTTTAGCCACTGCGCGAGCATCTACCTGCATTAGCGGCGGGCGCTCTTTGTATATCACCAACTCTGGCACTGCCGGTGTCGGTGATAATACATTAGTAATAATTGCGGTCATAATGAGGATTCCGATGATGGTGAGGAATCTTCTTTTATCTCTTGGTGTGATTGGATTTCTCCTTTTCTAGTTGCTCCATACTGAGACAGAATCTTTCGGACATAACCGACAGATGTGTTCAGCCTCGATGCAATTTCGGTAGCAGTAAATCTCCGTTCATTAAGATCAATGATGTTGTTGGCGATTTCACCAACAGGTATTCGGCGTGGTCTAACAATTACCTCTCGCTCACGCGGAGTCTGACCGCCCCAAATGCCATACGGGATTTGCCTGCTTATGGCATATTCCAAACACTCCTTTCTGTGAATACAACTAGCACATAATGCTTTTAGTTGTGGCAGTCTTTCTGCCTCGTCGGTGCGACCATCGGGAAAGAACAAATCCTTATCCTCAATAGTTGCACAGACTGCTTGCGCAAAATTAGGTGCATCGCAAAGAACATCTCTAATCATCCTTTGCGCTCCTCTAACCATTGAGTTAAATCTTGTATAACCCAACTTTTTTCTATGCCAGCGTTTCTGCGCTTAACGATGACATAATGCAAAGGTGGCGTAGATAGACCACGAGCCTTCGCATAATTTTCTGCCTCAACTTCAGCTTCACGCCAAAATTGTGGCAAAGTTATTGATTTTCTATTCTTGAGTTCAAGGATGTAAGTTTTGCCCGCAATGACGGCAACTAAGTCACCTTCATCATTAGAGCCAGCTTTTACCAAACGTTCGCATAAAGCACCTGCTGCGCGAAGCCAACGCATAACATCGGTTTCATACAGTGCGCCTTTGCGACCATTTGGATTAGCCATTACTTAACAATCCTCAATCCCAATACTTGTTCACGGCGAGCATCACGCATATGGCGTGAGACTTTGATTGCTTTAATAATATCCTGAGCAAGATTGAGTGCTTCATCCTCAGTCATATCAATTAACTTAATTGCACCTTGCTCAAAATTACTTCGGCAAGTTTCTAAGTTTTCAAAGTGATTTTCGGCTTTGACGGATTCATTGACATATCCTTGCAATTCGCCAAGAAGTTTGTAATCCCATTGACTGACTACATCTTCTAAAACATCTTTAATGGCATCTTGTTCTTCTAAATACAAAGCAACGGCGCCGTCATCGGTTGTGTGAATTGAAAACAATGGATCGCGTGGCATTTTTTCAAAATTCATTATTGCTATCAATCAACAATAGTGCGTAGAAAATGCCCATAACTATGGCAATTCCTATAATAAATTCAACTAACATTTGGGTGTCTCCTTTTTCGTTTGGATAAGGATGACACACAATACACATCTTTGCGGGCTAAACACGCCCTGCGTGTCTAAATCTTTTTTTGTACCTCAATTTGAAAAGGCGCACAAGTATTGATGTCGTACTTGGCTGAGACATCTAAGGCTTGCAAGATTTCATCCTTGCCCATTTGGTCTTTGATTGAAGCCATATAACCCATCCCATAGGGTGAGCCTGAGCCGATACCGTAAATGCCATCGGATGATTGCGAAATGCTCAGCTCATCGCCAATTTCAAAGATATTGCCGTTGAAAACCAGCAAGTATGAATAAGAAGCTGCATCTTTGGTGTAGTCATAGCCCTGCGCCTTAAAGATTGCAATAATGCTAGGAATTATCTTTCGACCCACAAACTTCACCGGGTCGGTGCCATCATAGGCAGGTGGCTTCCATAGGTACATAAGGATGTCACCTGGGCGGCAATCACCTGAGACTGCCAGCAAATATCTATTGATCTTGACAATCTTGGGAGTGCTAGGGCTAAGGATGCGCTTGTCGCCGTCTGTAATCTGACTGTCAGCCCCAAGGATGGCAAAGTCTACCCCTTGATAGCCAATGATTGTCGTCACGGCTCTATGGTAACGCCAAAGGCGTGAAAACCCGCGACATTCCCCAATTACGCAGGCTTTCACGCCAAGCGTGAGCCTACGACACGCAGAAAGAATTTGTCAAAATTTGCCCTTTTGGTATGGACAAAGGGTGGACAGATGTTAAAGTTATCTCATTGGGAAACGAACGGTTCCCGAGAAAAGGATAGCAAAATGAACGCAACAATTAAAAAAGCAATAAATCTTAATTTAGATGAAAATGAAATTTTATTGATTCTTTTAGCATTAGCAGAAGCTAAAGAATTTAGAAATGATTGGAATTATCGTTCAGACAAACAAGAACTTTATACAAGATTATTTAATGAATATGTAGATTTAACAAAGGCAGGTGCATAATGCTTCACCATTGCCAATGCACTAATTGCGGTGCAACATTTTATGCAGTTGGAAAATTATATGAATGTCTAAATTGCTACGAAACACGATTGGGGTTGAACTAATGGAGCGTTATTGGTGTGTTTATTGCGGTTTTGATATGACCGCACTTGGTATGTGCGTTGATTGCAATGAATACAAAAGTGCAGTTACCTTTGAGGAATATGTTGAGATGAACGGCGTTGAGCCAAAGGTCTTTGCCTAATGGATTACGCCGAGATGATTAAGGATTCACTCCTTGAGGTTTATCAGACACCTTCCAACATTATGAGTACCTCAGCGCAAAAGTTGATGGATGCTTCCGTCAGCACCGATTTAGAGTTTATTGAATCATCACTTATTGCAGTCAATATGATTACCAAAGTATGCCTACAAATCGTCAGAGAGGAATCAGTCAATGTCATTAACTAAAAGAGGCAAGCAGGCACGGGCGGTGGCAATTGCCGTAGCCATATATGCAATCTTTCTTATTTCAGCAAATCTTTGGTGGGTCGGCATTGGCGCACCCACCGCCGATTTTCTTGGTTGGTGTTGGGGTTCAATGACACAATGCGTAGGTGGATTATGAGAACCAAACATTCAGTTCGTGTGCCTGAAGATTTATGGGCAATGGCAAAAGTCAAAGCCAAATTAGAATATACATCCGTCACCGCCATTGTCATTCAAGCGTTGATGGATTATGTAAAAGATTAAAAAGGCGAAAAGCCCCGCACACTTGGAACGGCAAGTGGCGGGGCTTTTCTATGCAGTAAAACTTACTCGGTTTGAATCTCACCTGCAATGGCAGCATATGCCGCCAAATCCACAAATGAATCTAAATGATTAGGTGTTTCAATCAATCTAGCAACTTTAACTAATCCAAGCATAATTGCAGCTTGTGATGGTGTTACTTCCCATTCAAGAAAGATAGACCATAAACCCGCAATGCGGGCGTGATTGGTAATTGGCTTGCCGTAATTCTTATTTCTATCGCCGTGTGTAAGGCGGTCAGCCTCGGCGAGAATTTCCCCCCTGTCCAACTATTTAAGCCTTTGTTGTAAGAGTTAAATCGTGCTTTGGGTTAGCCCAAGCAATAATTACTGGAACAATTGCAAGCCAAATAGTATTGGCTGCGTGTTTCCAATCTGATCCTGCAAAATCTAATGGAGATTTGCCAATTACTACAACTGCAGTTAATGCGTTGCCGACAAACCACTTAGCCCACATTTCTAATACTTTATTGTTAAATTTCATTTTTGCTCCCTAGTCTTTGAATTTAGGTCTGCCAAACCCACTGATAAACGGCGTGAGATTGCGTTTGTTATTCTTTTTGTATGCCCGCACCTTCATACAAACTTCTCCCCCATTTGCTTCGCTACCTGTTTTGCCGTCGGGGGTTGTATTACCTTCAACAGTTACTACAGTTCCATCAAGGTTATCTTTTACAACAATCCCAACGTGATCGGTTTTTTCACCGCCGGGAAAGTCAAAGAATACAATATCACCTGGCGCTGGCTTTGCCGTTTCAGGGTTAGACCATTGGCCTAGACCTTGAAAGGCTGAAACTCCCGCAGGGGTATAAACCACGCTAGGGATTTTTAAGGAAACGGCATTTGCGCACCAACCGACAAAACTTCCGCACCAAGGTTGCCCATCGTGCCCGCTCCATTTGCCGTATTTGGTTTTGTTATTGGGTACCTCAACCGTGCCTATTTCAGCTCTTGCGGTTGCAACAAAATCTGCTTTTTGACTCATTTATCCACCCTTGCTTTCATTACTTCTACATCAATTTTGATAGATTGTTGATTTTCTAACAATTCTTCAACTTTATTGATAAGGCCAGTTTTGCCATCATTGTAGAGAGCATATTCAATCCGAGATAATTTATCCTCAATATGTTCTGTGTGTTTCTTGATTGTATGCTTAGAAATAATGCTAAATGCAGTCAATACTCCTGCAAAAACAAAAAAATAAGAATAAACAATTGTGGCTACATCGGCTGACATTTGGCGCCCTTTCGGGTTATGAGTTAGGTGGTAGGGTTTTCTTTCATAGCAAGGGTTGCTTTGAGGATTGCTATTTGTTGTGCTTGATCAGCAATTTGCTCGCGCAAATACTTAAGAACTTCATTGATTTCTATTTGTTCTTCCATTATTCCCCCTTGGCTTTAGGCTCATTGATATACAAAGCTGCTAATTGCTTTTTGGCATCGTTCTCGGTTGTGTGACAACCAATAACTTTGCCATCAGCATCCTTAACTACAGGATAACCTTTGCAACCATATGAACCTTTTGCGCCTATGTGATATGGCATATTATTTCCCCTCTAGTGCCAATAAACGATTGTTCAAGTCTTTAAGTGCTGGAATTAAAGCTACGCCAACGCGATCATAATAAACTGAGTTTGGCTCACCTTCGGCATTATATTCCACAAGATAATCTTTAAGTACGGGAATTTGTGCCACATCTTCTGCAATTAAACCAATCCAGCGTTGCAAACCTTCTGTCGTTCCTTTTTCTTCTGATTCTACTTTGTCCACATAGGATTTAGGAGTTAAAGAAAAAATTGAAGCCCCGGGTATTGCTTGTTCTTCAATGGCTACTTTGTAGCGAGCAGATGATGAGGTATAAGCAATAAGACCACTTGAAGTATTGATACGCATATTGGCTGCGCCTGTAGTGCTTGGATACCCTGAATTGTATAAATATGCTTGAGCAGTCATATTACCTGTAGCAGTCACAGTTCCATAAAATCCTGAATCACCTTGAACGGCTAATTTATATGATCCAAGTGATCCACTGTTAATAGAAATGTAATTGTAATATAAAGTTCCAGTGCTTGATATATCGCCCGTAGAATAAATACTTACATTGCCACTGTAAAGATAATTTGTTCCAATTGTAAATCCGCCAATAGTTCCACCGGCGGCATAAATAGTTCCAGTAAATGAACCCGATGTAGCGGTAATTGTACCCGTAATAGTTGCACCTGTTGCAGTCAAATAACCGCTTGAATTGATGATTGCATTACCACCGATGTTAAGCGTTCCACCAGTAATTGTCACATTGTTAGATGTAAGCGTTCCTGTAATTGTGGCACCCGTTGCCGTAAGGACTCCACCCGATGTAACGGCAAAGGTTGAACCAATAGTCAGGGTTCCACCAGTAATTGTCACATTGTTAGATGTAAGCGTTCCTGTAATTGTGGCACCTGTTGCGCTAAGAACTCCACCTGCAGTAACTGCAAAAGTTGAACCAATAGTTAAGGTTCCACCTGTAATAGTTACATTGTTTGATGTAATTGTGCCTGTAATAGTTGCACCTGTTGCAGTCAAATAACCGCTTGAATTGATGATGGCATTGCCACCGATGTTAAGCGTTCCACCTGTAATAGTTGCGCCTGTAACACTGCCTGAAAAAACTGCAGCTCCTGTTGATGCGGTTATTGAAAATGTTGCATTGTTGCTTGCATCGTATCCAGCAAGACCAGCAGAATTCATTACAACTCGAGCGCCGCTAGTTGCAGATGATCCTGAATATACTGTAATTCCATTACTTGCAATTGCGGTAATTTGATTGCTTGCATTTACAATTGTGTTTGCACTTGGTTGAAGCGAACCAATTGCTGCGGTGTAAGCAGTTCCAGCATTAGCAAGAGCAGTGTTTGCAGTTGATTGAGCTGCCACACCTTTAGCATCTGCAGTAGCCGCATTAGCAAGGGCAGTATTAGCAGTTGATTGCGCTGCCACACCTTTAGCATCTGCAGTAGCAGCATTAGCAAGAGCAGTATTGGCAGTGCTTTGAGCTGCCACACCTGTTGAATAAGCGGTGGCGGCGTTGGCAAGGGCAGTTGTAGCATCACTTTGTGCCGTAGCCGCAGCCGTTGCCGCAGATGAGGCTTGAGAAACGGCATTTATCACGGTGGCATTGTTGTCAATAATGCTACTCACATCACCGTCATTTGGACGATAAGTAACTGTTTGTCCACCACTGTATTCATACTCGGTAGGGTCTGCCCAATACACATTGCCAGCCTGATCGGTAAGGGCAGTATTGGTGGCGTTTGCAATTGTGAATGTATTAGTTGCAACGCTTGAAATAGTGTAGGTGCCGTTATAGCCGTCAGGTGCAAGTCCAGTAATAGTTACAATATTGCCAGCCGACAAAGTATGACCTGTAGCCGTGTAAGTAGCCGTTGAAGATGTATAAGAGACTGCGGTAATGTCAAAACTTTTGAATGTAATATCTTCAGGTGTGATAGTTATCTGTGGCGATACTGGCATTGTGACCCCTTATGGAAGCGTGACTCTTGTGGCTGAAATTGGACTTGTGTAGTAAGTAGTGCGCCAAGAAGTTGCAGTAATTGAATGACGGAAACCTTCAATGACTAGATTAAAGATTAGATTTCGACCATCAACAGTGGTTCGCTTAACAATACAAAGGTCTTGAATTTCAGTTTCAAGAAAATCAGGATATAAAGAACCAAGTGCTAAAGCATTAAAACTTACTCCTGCACACCAAGTCTTAGGGTTTTTTGTAAAAGTTGCATAATATTGAGCCAATTTGTTAGCCGTGGCAAGAGTCAAAATCTCTGTTTGAAATTCTTTAATTTTTAATCCGTATTTAGTTACAGATGGTGCATTTTTGAAAAGAATTTGAGGAACTTTGACATTCTTAGGCTTAAAATTGACAAGAGCTGCATTGATGAAATTAAAGATACCGGGGTTGGTATCAATATCATCATATTCAACAGTATTTGCTACCTGCTGATCGTTGAATGTTAATTGAGTTGGACGAGAGAATTTATTGGTTAAATTTACAAAAGTTGCTTTACCATCGCGAGAAATATAAAAAGAACCTCCCTCGGCATCTTCGCACTGATAAATGAAATCCATAATAGGAACAGGCGCATTGGCGCTCCCCTGAGTAGTTGCAGCCAATTGAACTGAGCCTGTTAGATTGCGCCAACTGCTACCTGTACCCCATCCAGCATAGGTAAGCATCCGACCTACACGAGTTGAGGTTGTTTCGCCTGAAAATGATGAGGTCTTTAATACCGGCGCTGAAAAACGCCCAAGAATTGAAATTCCATCAACAAAAGTCATTGTGGCAGTTGCATCAAATCCTGCATCCAATTTTGTGTTTTCTAAATAACCCACATATAAAACATAAGATGTTCCCGACCAAGTAGCAACTATGCGGGCGCGAAGGTCAGCTCGAAGGGCGGTGACACCGCCTGAAACCCAAGGACCACTGAGATTGTCAGGGTCATAATTGCCTGAACGATTGTCTAAAACTGCAATCAATTGCCCTGCATCAATGTGTTGATCCGAACGAGTGCGACCTCGATAAATATCTAATGAACGCAGATCGGTAGTTGGAACATCGGTATATGAACCATTGAAAAAGAATTGAATCTTTATAGTTGGTGCATTGGTGCCGTCAAATGCTGGCATTATTTATACCCCCAAAATTGCTGGACTGATACCCTTACGGCGCAGCAATTGTGCCATATCATTACGAACACGAAGCGATAATTCTTTTTCTGTTACAACTGAACCTTGGATGTAATTGATGATGGTCACACCTAAGCCACCCTTGCCAAGTGGCACAATGGCTTCAGGTCCGGCTTCGCCAATCATTCCAATTGTAGGTCGGCTAACTATGCCACCTGAAGCAAATTTAGGAATACCCGGCAATGGCATTGATCCAAGTGTTGCTGAATTGAATGGTTTAGTTGGTGTTGGATTTAAGATAGTACCCTTTTTGCCCAAATCAGGTGTGATATTGCGATTTTTGTAAGCATTGTATGCAAAGTATCCAAGAGCTGCTAAACCGCCCACAACTGCAACACCTGCAAAGAATGGCGCCCACGCTGCGCTAATAGCAGCACCGCCTGTAGCCCCTGCAGCGCCAGCGGCAGCGGCAGCCTCACCGACACCTACAATGGCACCAATCAATTTAGCGGCTTGAAATAATTTGTAAGCGGCATTGATTGCCTTAATACCTATGGCAACACTTGCAAGGGCAATGCCCCAACCCTTGATTGCATCTTTATTTCTTTCAACAAATGGTTCAACTTTGACAAGAAAATCAACTAAATCGTTCAAATAAGGCAGTAATAAACCACCAAGTGTTTCCTGCACATTATCCATTGCAAGCCTGAATTGTTCTAACTTAAATGAACTTGTGCCACTTACTGCTGCAATTGATCCAGTAAAACTATCGCCCAAGCGCCCTAGATATGAATCAAGGCTTTCTGTAGCCTTCTTTGTAGCTCCCATACTCTTGGTGACGGTAATAATCTGACCGTTCATCACCTTCAGGCTTGAAGTATATTGCTTGTTTCCGCCTGTTGTCTTTGGAGCAATCTTAGTTAAATTGACAAGTGCCTTGTATTGACCGCGACTTGCTTTTGCCATTGCATCGGTGACTTCACTAACATCTACACCTTGCTTTTGTGCAATCTCTAAAGCAAGAGTCATCATCTTTTGAGACTTGGTGACATCTCCCGTTGCTCGAACAAGGGTGTCAAATGCAGGGCGAATCTTGTCATCGGCAACTGCTGCAAACATCTCAGATTTCTTGATGAATTTCTCAACATTGAGAATCTGTAATTCAGATGCACCTGCAACTGTCTTTAATGTATTTGCAAGGCTGACTGCACCTTTTTCATCATCTGCTGCAGCTTTAGCAAACTTAGCGGCGGCAGCACCTAAGCCAACAAGTAAAATGGATGATTTACGGCTTGCACTCTCTAAGACATTTGAGGTTGCAAAAGTGTTCTTTTTGATGCCATCTAAAGTGCGGTTGAGTGAGACATCGCGCCCGAAGAAGCTAACCGTTAAAGATTTGTTCTGCGCCACCTATTGCCTCATTTCATCAATTTGTTTTTGCAAACCTTGTTGTTGTTTTTCTGCTACCGCTAAAAGACCAAGCATTGTTGTTGCTTCAATTTGCCAAATATTAAGAGGCGTGATGCCGGGATAAGTTTGGCAGATTAGAGCAAGGTTCTTATTTATTCGATCTCGGTAGCGACTTCTTTTGGGTCAATATCTTCTTCTCCTTCAAAGGCAATATCTCCTGCAGCGGTGTCCTTGAGGACATCTGCAATTGATACAACCTCGCCTGAACGAGTGCGACAAACCCACGCTAGAGAATACAAAGCCTTTGCCAAGGTGTAACCCTTGGGTGCTTTGTCAGGATTTTCTAGCGCATTAAACAATCTCAAACCATCTACTTCAAAATGATCTTCAATTGCCATTAGTTCTTCACCGAGAAGCTGAGGTGTACCGTTCTCACCCGGTGCTACATACTTCGTACCTTTTATGCTGATTGGCATTTATTCCCCCTGTTGTTGTTTGTATATTTTTGTATTGGTTAAAACGCTCAAGCCATCTTCAACTGCAAGTGCTAAAGCATTATAGACAATATCAACATTTCGTGGCTTGTAAGCCGTTACTGCTAAGTATGGATGTGCTTCTTGATCTACCCAATTTTTCTTGTTGCCAAAAACAGGGTGTCTCCATCTGCGCTTGCGACCTTCAAGATAATAAGGCAAGGTGCGGGGTCTGCCCGAGATTGCCATAAAGTCAGTTGTTGAAACTCTTATCTGCAAGACACCGCCCTTGCCGGTTCCGTTAAATCGAGACTTAACAGAACTGGCAACGGCACGGCGCAAACTAAATAAATTTTCATATCCTTGTTGAGTTTTGCTTGATTCTACCTTTGATGGCAAAGATAATGCAGCTTGCTTGATGTCTGCCACAATAGGTTTTGCAGCAACATTCAAACGCTTTCGCATTGACTTTTGAATCTCAGGACTGACGGCACCAATTGACTTATAGAACGAGATGAACTCTGAGCGATCAATCATTGGTGCGGTCATTGGCAAACCTCAATTATGCAACAGGTGTATAGACGATTGTAAGTGGCTGATCTGTTCCATTATCGTATGCTTGGAATGTAAAGTTGATGTCAATAACTTCAGGACCGCCTACTTGTGGCGCATCTCCATCAAACTTAACCGCTGGCAAGGTGATAGATAGGACTGAAGAACTTGGACCTGAAAAGGTTAAGACAAGTGCTGCAGATGTATCTGCTAAGAACTTTGCAAGCAATGTTGTGTCTGTAAATTCTGCAGTAAGGCTGCCAGTGATTGCACGGAAACCATTGATAATCTGTTCAGCCTTGACACCTGCAGAACCTAGATTAAAACGGTCAGTTTTCAATACATTATCTACAGACAAGGTGAAATCCTTGATGTTAGCAACAGATGAACCATCAACAGTTATTGCACCTTGAGCAAAGTGGAAAACTGAATTACCAGATGGGAAAGATGCGGTTGCAAGTGATGTTGAAGTTGTAAAAGATGCGCCATCAATAGTGAAGCGACCCGTTGCAATTGCACTCTGAGCTGCTGAGATTTCAAAAGATGAAATCTTGCAACCGGCGATTGTCTTAGGCGTTACTGTGCCGCCGTATTGTGGAACGCCAACTTGGGCAGTAAATGACTTGCCATAGACATCGCCGAGAGTATAAGTACCGCTTGTTTGAACGGTTCCTCCCATTGCGTATGAAAGCAATAATCCTAAGCCCTTTGTTGGAAGGTCAAGGTTAATGTCACCTGTTGCATCTGAAGTAGTAACTACACGGCGCCCTGAGCGAGCAACCTGACCACCTGCACGAAGTCCTAAGCCAACTGAGATGTTCTTGTGGTAGTTAATGTTTTCATTGGTGAACTCGTAAAAGGTCGAAACCGCTACGGGTGTGTTAAATGTTGTTTCAGTTGCGATTCCAAGTTGGGAACCAATACCTGAGCCGATAGCCATCTTTATTCTCCTATTTCAGTTGTTGCAGGGGTTACTGAGACTGCGGCTTTATCGGCTGCCGCCCAGTTGTCGGTCTGTGCTAAAAGTGATGCTGCAGCCTCATCGCTTACTTCAATGATTGCCCCCGCCTTCACTTCAATATCAAGGCTAGGAATAATGAGATCGCCTAGCGGTGAAACATTCTTAATTTTTGCCATTTTTTCTCCTTATGTTCTTGCCTTGTAATAAATGGTGAAAACGATTTTTACTTCAGCTCCGGATGTTGTTTGATTGTAACTCAAGGTTTGACTGTCCAACCCTGAAAAAAGAACTGTTCCACTAAATGATGGATCGGCTCTAATAACTGTATCAACTGCCGAAATGTATTGCCGTGCTTGTGTGCGAAGGCTTGAAATATTGGTATCGCCATTCCAAACATCTAGCACACAATTGACATAACCTTCTTCAAACATTGACTTTGCGCCAAGTTGCTTATACTCATTTTTTGCATTGAAAGCCACAACTTCGCCATCTTCAGTTCCATCGTGACCTACCGCAAGCCAAATAGATGGATCGGAAGAATCAATCTCAGGACCGTCAAAGATTCGAACGGCTGACAAAGATGATGCAGCTTTGAAAGCGGCTACCATTGCATCAATAAAACCTTCGGCTGCTGAAGTTGCCATTTATGCCATACCCGGCAAACTCATCTGATCTAGCAACTCCATACAACGGCGTGGCAATGAATAGGTAGCGGTTGTATAGAAATCATCACCTGATTGATTGCGACCTACAACTGCAGTTGGACCGCGTTGTGTCTGCCATAGGTGACGGATAATTTCAAGAACACCTTGTTTAGCAGCAGCAGGAGGATTGATAAAACCTGAAACATAAGAAATCTTGATGTTGTTAGCGCCAGGTGCCCAAATGCCGAAGTAATTAGGACCTGCAATTGAGCCTGTAGTAATACGAGAAATGCGCTGACCTGTAGGATCAACTGCATAATTGCTTGCAGTTAATAATGTTCCACTTTCATAGATTGAAGTAATACTCAATGCTCGTGGATTGCGAAGGCGAATTATATCTGTATTGCCATCGTAGAGTTCATCGGTAAATACTTGGCGCCCAAGAACGCAACCGACATAGTTTTCAGCCAAGTCACTTGCAGCATCTACGAAACGGCGAAGTTCCTCATCTAAATCTGTATTGGTAGCGGGAATGTTAAGGTGAGCCTTAACCTCATCAAGTGCCACAATAGAAAGATGTGTTGAATCGCGAACAGTAAAATCATCTTGATAGGCGCTTGCATTAGTACCCGTTGCTACCCAACGAATTATGTAACGGCCTGAAGTTGTCGGCGTGTAGCTGACATCGTAAAGACCTGTTCCTGAATTAGTAACGCTAGGAGTTGATGTTGTTCCATCGGGTGCGGTGATGGTTGCAACAACGGCAGTTGCATTAGCAGGTGTGCCTGTAGCATCGGTGATTGTTACTCCAAGAGCAGCAACATCGCCTAAATCATAAACTGCCATTATCTACCTCTCATCATTGGTGTTGCTATTGTGCGCAAAATCGCATTTCCTCGATTTGAAAAATAATTATATGTGACAAGTGGTTCATTGTATTTGACCTGTGGCTCGTTGTATCTATAATGAGAAATGGTTGCATCTGTAGATATGCGAGCAAAAATTTGAGCAGTTGCAACATTTCTTGGTTTCATATTAACCATTTATTGCTCCTTTGTAATGCTCTAAGTTTTCTTTCAAACGCTCAATCCACGGTGCAAGTTCAAGCGCCTTTTGCCCCTGCTCTAACGCCTCTTTGTAATTGCCTAAATTGTACGCCGATATTGCAATTAAATCGTGTGGCAGGTATCCCCAAGCATCTGATTCTACCAAGTATTCAAGCGGTTGCTGAGTTATTTTCAAGGCAGAATAAGCAATTGCATAACAATCTAGCCATTGACCTTTTGAATAGTAATACTCAGCCAAATCAACTCGTGGTTCACGACTAATTGGTGATTCTGCTATTGCTCGCAACAACCAACTTTCCTGATTATCGTGATCCATCTTTGCCAAATAACGCATTGAAGCAGCTCGTTCAGGTTTCCATACTGCCTTCGGTAAGGCTAAATGGCGGTTAAATTGTGCGATTGCCTCGGTGTAGTGATTGTTAAAAAATAGTTCGCGAGCATAATAAAAAGCATTTCGGTCATTATCAGGATCCTCTTGAATTGCAAGGCGCAACAATGGGTAATACTGACCACGAGATTTGCTTTCATCGGGATGGTGATGAATTTCCAAATCAATCCACGCCTGAGATTCTTCACCGCTTGGTGTCAATGTCTCGTGAACAGGATGCTTCCAACGATAACCTGTCCGAGCGTGAATCTTATCCCCACCGTATGTAAGCCCCGTAGAGCCGTCGGGATTCCAGCTCCAAGTATATTTGTACCGTGGGCGAGTTATGTCCTCAGAAGTGGCTTCTAGGGCTTTACGCCAGCCTTCTTGCAACTGCTCATCCATATCTAAAGCGATACACATATCCACATCGCTAGGCAAGGCAGCAAGAGCTGCGTTGCGGGCATCGTCAAAGCGCCACGGCTTGATTGCTATCTTGATGACATTGATGCCCAAATTTTCGGCGTACTTGACTGTCA